CCCCGGCATACCATCAAGCACCTTGACCGATGGGATTAGTCTGCGCAGCTTGCGCACCATCTCACCAAACTGAATGCGCGGGCCTAATGCGCGGTTGGGGTCTTCCAACTCATCCTGCATGAAGATGCGTTTGCGTGAGGCCATCGCTAAGCACTCTTCACGCTTTTGGGCAACACTCTCTTTGGGGTCTAAACGTTTGTCGCCAAGTTCGTGTATGTCAGGTTGGACAAGCATATTTCCTCTTCGTCGCTGTTGGAGTAAATCGCTTTCATTCCTTTGCCTTCATCTATCGTGAGCACCGGAAGACCGGAAGCCCGCGCAAGATGCAAAGCAACTTCGTAACACGCTAACTCATCCTCAGCCTTGAGCATGTGGGGCACATAGTGCTTCGCCACGTCAAAGTCTTTGGAACAGGTAACAACACCATAGATACATGGTGTGAGGGCAAAGACACAGTGTGCCTTCTCAGGGTCTATGTCTCTGCCCATCACGTACAACAACGGTGCCCTGATGTCGTTTTCTTCCATTTACGTCAACTCAGCAACCGTAAACCGGCTGCCACTTGCACCAGTACCCTTACCAACAGTGTCGGCAAGAGCAGAGGCCGAAGCGTTGCCGCTTCCTGTCAGAGTTGCAATCTTCTGAATTTTTGCATCAGAGTTGACACGAATGCAGGTAACAAGGGTTCCACCTTCAGGAACCTGCTGTGCCTTCGGGTCTTGTGCAGCTTGCGAATCAATCCAAATGTCACCATTTGAATAGATACTGATGAACACAGGTACGCTCATAACTTATTTCCTTTGCAAAAGAGATAGGGTGAGGCTTTGCGGCCTCACCCCTTTATTGCTTGGTTGCTGAACTATCCGATTGAGGATTCCACTCGGATTCGGCGGAAGTGGTTGATGCTGAGCGCCGTGTCAGGCGAAGTGACAACCCCATAGAAGAAGTTGTAGAACGCAGCAGCCGCAATCAACCCGGCAACGTCAATGCTGTTGCCCTGATCGTAACGACGCACCGTGATCGAAAAATTCTTCTGTGCGAGATTGGTTTTACCAAGCGAAGAAGCGTACATTGCACCTTCACCGATGGTGTAGTTGTGATAAGCAATCTTTGAAGTTGACTGCCAGTTGGTTTCAGTCGGCACCGCGTTCGATTCGTACCACTCAGTACCACCAATGTTGCCGATGCGTTGACCCTGAATGCCCACAAGAGCGGGGTTTTTACCCGCCGTGGTGTCAGAATACTTCTGCAAGTCAAGCGAACCACCAGCAGAGGCATCATTGACAAGATCATACGTGCTCAGAGAGTGAATCAGCGAAAAGAACAATCCGTTGCTTTTCGGTTTCACATCTTTGCCACGCAGACCCCATACGGCCTGACGCGCAAGGGCAGCAGTCATGAAGCTGCCGTTGTTTACGTCAATGTTGGCAACGGCATCAGAGTTCGCAGCCGTGTCAAACGCAGTTGACGTGATGTTATCGACAGACAGCGCACCACGATAAGCAAGCAGAGCCGCGCCTTCGGCAACGGTGTCGCTAATCGCAGTCAAAACCACCTTGTTGGAGAAGCTGACGTAATCAGCAAAGTTCGCAAGGTTGATGGTCTTGGTCTGTTGGGTTAAGGTCTGACCAGCAGCGGGGGTACCTTCGGTTACCGCCGTGGTGTTTGCAGCCATCTTCGCATAGTTGAAGATTTGCATTGCGACGCCGCTCATATTAGGCATGGTGCGAAGGTCGCACCCCTGATAGAAGAACAGGTTGCTCTGCAAGACAGGTTCAGCCACACGGTTGTAATACACCGTGGGGTAGCCTGCCAAGCCGCTGGAAATTACTGATGCAGCAGTGGGTAGAGCCATTTTCCTTTACCTCAAGTGATGAAAGTTAATGACTGCACCCGTTGTTTGATTAGCCCGCTAGTTGCTTCTCAGCACGCTTGCGAATTTCCTCAAGTGGCAACGAATACATATCATCCTCGGTTAGCTCAGCAGCACGCGGCACCGATACTGCCCGGTGCGTTGAAATACCGCTTGCCTTCCTCGTTCGTTGGGGTGGAGTATCTTCAACCGTTTCCTCAATACGAGTTGCCGGTTTATTTTTGTCCTGCCCATCGCCCGCTTCCTCACCCTTTACCTCAAGCAATCCGCTTTCAGAAAGGTCTTGGTAAGCCTTTTCCAAATTCTCTAACGTAAATTCTCCGAACAATGAAACAGCCTTAGCAATGCGTTTCCCATTGCGGTCATTGTCCAAAAACTCCGGGTGCTTAACAACAAACTCATCTGCAACGGCCTTGCGCTGTTTCGCAGCGCGGTTTTGCTTTACTTCAGCAACCACCTCTTGCAGTTCGCTTGGGTCAATACCCAAAACCTCTTTCACAACCTCTGATGGGTTGGTAACCACTTTGGCAGCACGCAAAGACTCTGTTTCTTCCTTCGTGGGGCCTTTGGCTGTCTCGGTGGTGGTCTTCAATTCCTTAATGCGCTTCGTTGCGTTGCGCTGTGCCTCGATTTGCTTATCCGCCAAGTCATCAAGTGCTTCCTCTTTGGTTGCACCTTTGCCCTTGAACACCTGAACCCCGGCACCGTCACCAAGATCAAAGCTGCGCTGAACAACCACAACCTTTGGGGTTGTAACAGTGGTGGTGGTGGTGTCAGGCTGCTGCACATCGTCAACCTGCTGAGTATCTGCCTTCGGTGTTACAGTCTTTACCTCAGGTTGAGTGGTGGTGGTAGTGGTTGCTTCGCGGGCTTCTTTTTCAGCAAGCAAACGCAACTCGTTCAAATCCATTGTTTCCGGGTCAGGGGGTGTAACAATCGTCGCCGCCGTGGTCATTGTTGTTTTCTCCTTAGTCTGTTGCTACTTCAAGAAATTCATGAGGCTCTTGCGTGCGTACTATCTGCACACGCTTAAACAATTCGTCTTTGAACCTGCGTGCACCTCGCGCATCTCGCCGCAAGCCCGCTGCCCTTGCGTCATCTTCTTCAGCAATTGCCTCTGACTCAAGTTCCCTTACAATTGTCTCAGCGAACTTGGCGAAGAAAGACCAACCCCGCGTTGCCGTTGTTTCCAGCAACGCGGCCCTCATTTCCATCAGCGCGGCGTTATCCACCGTTGGCCCCCTGTTCTAATGAATCAATCCCCTTCTGTTCTTCAACCTTCAGATGGGAACGCATCACAGCAAGTGTTGCTTGGTCAGCAGCCTTCTTATCAAGGCTGTCAAGGTCATCAGCGTGCTTCGCTTGCTGTAACTGCATCTGACCGGCTGCGCGGCTCATTGCCTGATTCTTTTCTTGAGCACGCTTTAGGTCTTCCGGGGTCATAGGTACAAACAGTTGGTCAACATCCCAACCCTGTAACTCAAGGTACTCTTCCGCGAATGTTGCGTAATCGAACTTGGTTCCTTGCACTTCCAAGCTATCCTGCACAGCAGCATTCTGAAGCAACTGAATGATGAGAGGTGCAGTTTGAGCAGCGGCAACTTTCACAGCCAACTTCACACCGCTGATAATTTCAATCTTCACATCAGCGTTATAGATGTCTAACGGGTCTTCACCGGTGTACGCCTTGCCGGTTTCTTCCGTTAGAATTTGGTTAACTTGGTCAGGTGTCAGGTTGTTCTTCAGTTGCTCCAAGAAGCCCTTGAGAATAGGAACAAACACGATGTCAAGGTAGTAGTCCATGAAATAGGACATACGCTGTGTAATGTCACCTTGAAACGCCTGCACCCCACTGCCAGTGCGCAATGCCTGAGTTGGCGCGTTAGTCGCACTCTCAGCACCGATGCGACGAAACGCACGTTGGTTAGAAAACTCAAGCGCACGCTCTGCTGTTTGGCTAACGTCAGTTGCCACCAGCGGCTTCAACTCACCTTCAACGGTAACAACCTTGCCGGGGGCCACACTAATATTCTGTTGGCCGTTCCCCATAGTGCTCTTGGTCGCCTGATAAGCCGGGTTCAGGACAAGGGCCAACGAGTCAACCCAAGTGTTCAGCACACCCTGTTGCAACCTCTGCTCACCGTTCAACAGGCGAGAGATGCCGAAACCAAACATGCTGTTAAGCGCATCAATGAACGCGCAACCAACAACACACTTACCATCGTCACTCTTCTCATTGCGAATAACAATGCTCTGCTGAAGCACCGTGAGGGTGCGGGTATCCGTTCGATACTCAATCAACTCCAAAGGCGTCATCAGCGGGTCTTTGGATGAGGCAATCGTGTC